ATTTCGAGTTGGGTTCTATAAACCGTTTGAGCGCAGCCGGTCAGTGATAGACTTGCGATCAGTAAGATTGTCGCTTTCATTTTCAGACATCGCCTTATAAAAATCAGCCGCCTTTTGCTGCGCCTGTAGTTCATCGGTAAGGACTTTGTTCTTCTCTTTCGCCCGTCCTTTAATCTGCCCAAAAACGTAAATAATGGGCAGAGCGAGGGCTAAGGTGGCAATGATGTAAGTCTTTACTTTGCCAAAGATGCTAAACATCAACCCCGTCCTTTTGGTCCTTCCACCGGGCATATGCTGCCAGTGCTATACCGGCGACTGCACAGAGTAGAAAAATAGTCTTTAGGCTGTCAGCATAGGCTACAAGTCCCTGTAGCTGTCCGGCCATTTCGTTCAGGCCAGTGGCTGCACCAGCGATACCTACACCTGCCATCGTCTTAGATTTAGCCAGAGGTTTCTTGTCTTGTGCTGCAGGCTTCTGTGCCATTGGTACGTCAACGTCATCGCTAGGTAGCTGTGCGTCCAATGTGAACAAAGCTGCCTCTGCAGAACGGCGGCGTGTGAGACCGGTAAGGGGCTGAAGTTTGCCACCAACCCGTGCTTTGTTCCATCGCATCAATTGTGCCGGTACTGCAGAGTAATCACCTGCATTAAGCTTCTTTAGAAGTGTAGAGCCGCCAAAGGCACCGCTACCAAGATTGAATACAAACGACACTAGGGCGTCGAACTGGTATTGTGTAAGAGGTACATCGACCAGACGTTTAACATCGGCCTCGTAGATCTTCATGTCTTGCCGCAAAAGATCTTCTGCCTCTTGCTTTGTAAGACGCATATTCTTCTTCACACCCTTAGTATGGCCGTAGCCGATGGTGAGAATATTAGCTGGGCAACGATATGGAACTACCATACCGTCTGGCCCTACTTTGTGCAGACCCTCAAACTTTTTGATTAAGTTAAGGCCTTGGTCAGAGATTGATTTTGGATGCATGATTACCCGAATGTGTTAAAATATGGATCTTGTCTTTCCATCAGGCCGCTATTGATTGCAGCCCTACGGCTGACCAATTGCTGCGGTGCCAGTGTACCCGGCTGCAGACCACGGCCTGTGTACCCAAGCTGATCCATTTGCTTGAGTAATGTATTTACGTTGAACGAAGTACGACCTAGCATATCGCCCTGCTGATCAAACTGGGACATCAGGACGTTAGATTGATCATCCATAGCTCTGCGAGTTACGTTGCCCTGCTCATCAAGGCTCTCACTAATAAGTGCGCCATTTTGATCAAAAGATTGTGAAAGCATTGTATATTGCTGACGAAGCTGTTGTGGCAGATTTTCACCTTGCGTAGCTAAAACTTGCTTAACAGTGTTTAGTCGCTGAACTACGTCATTCTGTGCGATAGCTTGTTCACGGCTATCCGCCTGTATTCCAAGAGATAATTCCCGTATGCTGCTAGTAAAATCTCTAGAAGATTCTTGCGCACTAGCCTGCGACTGCCGGGCCAAACTATCCGCCTGCTGAGACTGTGCATCGACCTGTGAAGAAATCGTGTCCATATTACGGCTGGTGTCGTTGAAACCTTGGCGGATGGTGTCTCCCGTTTGAGTAAATCCACCCGTAACGGTATCCAGAAGCTCGGCACGGGTCTGATTAGCCAATGTTGTGTTTGCATCGTAGTTCGCACGAAAATCATTAAGACCTGTCTGCATACCGCCGATGCCGCCCATGATACCGGCTTGGCCTTCAGCAAGACCGCCGTAGTATGTATCAGAACGATCTGACATGCCCTCAAGGTACGATTGCAGGTTAGTCTGACCACCAAGAACATTAGCAGAAAGATCCGTTAGGTTCTGGTTCTGTGCGTTGAACTGCGTGTTTACGTTCTCGTTGACGCCAGCAAATCCTGTATCGAGAGTGCTGTCCACCGTATTTATACGTTCATTTACTGCACCACCCAAATCAGAAATGGTGTTTTGTATACCTGTCTGGCCTTCGCCAAGATCAGTAAATTTTTGACCAACATCAGCAAACCCCGTATCAACGGAACCCTGTACATCGCCTAACGTGCTGTTCACAGTATCAAGGCGACCACCTACGTCAGCAAAGCCTGTGTTGGTTGTACCTTCAAGACTACCAATGCGGTTCTCAATACCAGATGTATCTACCACCTGTGTGGTAACAGAAGTCTGTGGGATGGCGGCGATCTGGCTACTAATGTTACTTTGACCCGTAGCCAGATTATCCTGATTATCCATCATCGTGTTTTGGTTATTGGTGAGTGTTTCACCTACAACCGCAGCCTCGGTAAAGCCTTTATTAGTGTTCTCGTTAACAGCGGTCACACCACCCGCAACGGATTCGTCTACTTCTGCCACAGAAGCACCGCCGCCGCCGCCGCCCTTATAGGCAATCAGGCCAGACGCCCGTGGGTGTAAATGCTTGTAAGGCATAAAAGGGTTAAAGAGTGTCATCTAGATCTCCATGTCGAAAACATAATATTGAGTTTTGTATTTGTTGCCTTGCCTAGAACTGAGCGTCTGTAGGCGTCTGAGCCAGCCCTTGCGCCCCCATACTTGAAGATGCGAACAGCCGTTCTTTTTGGCAAAGTCCTCAAACAATTTATGATCTATTTCGACCTGCTTGAGTGAAGCACCATCTTCGTGCAGTGTGATAATCTGGCAGGTCTTAATAGAACCCTGAACCAAAAATCTTAATGTAGCTGTGTGGACTATCCTGCTATCCCGGTCCAAAGCGACCCAGATAAATACTGTGCCGTTTATAGCTGCCTTGAAGAGGTCAAATGCTGACATCTCCCCGACACCGTGGGAAAGCGCATTGGCTATTCCCGCCTCTATTGAGGGCCATACATGTAGAACTTCTGGGGGTGTTAGAAGGACAGTCCGAAACTCGGGGGTTTCATCTGTCATAAGTGCCTTCTTGGTTTAACTAATATAAACTATAGCACTTAACTGATACATTAACAAGTGTAATAATAAAACCTTTAAGCTTCTTCTTCTACTTCTTCTGGGTTCTCCAGAGCATCAGCCAGTAGTTCAACAAACCTCTCACGCCCAACAGCAAGCTGATCTAAATTGAACTGAGCGTTGTCCATCTTACGGCTTAGATCATTAACATGGTTAAGACAGGCTCTCTGCTTATCTGTCATGTCTTCTACAAAGTATTCGATGTCGTTGACGGTAATCGGGGTCTTTTTATCTTTTCCCATTACAAGTCTCCTTTAAGGTTAAGTTAAGAGTTTGCTGCAATAGCAGCGTTGGTGGCAGTCATGTCTTCTGTGGTCCAGAAGTCTTTCTCTACCATTACTTTGAGGTGGTCTACGTTGCGCTGAACAGTTCCAGCCCAATCATCGTCAGACATATCCTCGGGCTGTCCTGCGTTAAGCAAGTCAACAGAGTGTCCCATTGCGGTGTAGTGCTGTGCAATTTCTTCAGCAGTTGGTGTATCAGTCATTTCTTTTCTCCTTTTTGACTGGTTACGGTTTAACAGGCCAGTCTGCTTCTTGCAGGTTAGGCCAATTAGAGTGATCTGTAATATCACGTAGAGCCTGACGGTATGTAGTCATTTCAGCAGACATTGTTACATCTGAGAGTGCCATCCAGTCTGTATCAGCCAGCAAGCCATCACGATTTTCACGAATAACAGAGATTACATCAGCATCATGCTTTGCGATCTCTTCAGTAGTTTTACTAGACGTAACCCAGCCAACAGTCCACGCACCGTCAACCAAAGAGGGTGAACTTGCTTGCCCTGCTTTTTGAGTTCTACGGTCAATCGTAGGCTCGTCTGCAAAGGTCACTGGAAATACCCCATAGCTCTCAAGCATCTCATCAGGTATTTGTCTAGGAAAGGAGGTATTAGGATTGTCACGGCGTAGTTGCCCTACGTTGTAGGGGTATGTATCTACATTACCGTTTGTGATTTTAACATACATCTTTGTAAGTCTCCTTGACTATTAAAAACTCTTTTTCAAGCCGTTGCTCTATTACTTTTAACATTGTAATTGCTTTAGCTTGTTCTACTTTCGAGGAAAATAAGAGATCCTCTAAGGATTTTTTAAAATCCTGCATCTTGCTGTGAAGAATGTGACCCTTTGGAAAATCTTTAGGTATCCTTTCTATAGCAATTTCATAGTTATCAATATCTAACTGATACTCCTGAACTTCGTTCTGTCTATGCAGCAGGTTTTCTAAGAGTTTTTCTTTTACGTTTATCATGGCGCTACTACCTTAACTGCTTTCATGGACTGTACTTGGAAGTTAATATTTGAAGGACTGCTTATTTTAGAGCCAAATCCAGAGGAGTTAGACCAATTATAGGTATCTATGCCTCCACCCCCTCCACAAATAATAGCATCGTCATCAGGAGTAAACTCTACGGATTGTCTGTAATTACCGGGTAGACTAGACGGATTAGAAAACTTTGTACCGAATGACCCGTTGCTGTAACTATAAACATGAATAAAGGGGCTAGAATAGCCGGGAACAGCTACTACTGAACCAGTAGAGTTAAAAGCAATATCGTTTATTTCAGATAAAGTTCCAGAGGCTGTAGATTGAAGAGACCCTATTCCAGAACTACTGTAACTATAAGATTTAGCAGTTGCAGAACTACCTGTTCCCAATACAACGTAATTT